TGTCGTTGAGTTGCACTGCTCAAGGATGTTTCGGATTGTGTGTGCAATGCTTTCACTTGACATCACAACGGTACTGAATTATAGTAAGCAGACCACTCGCGATGGAGTTCGCGTGTTGGGTACCAAACCAACATAGAAGTGGGGTGTTTGCTCCTTAAGCCTATCGCCATTTAAGGCTGATAATAGACCGACATGCGCATCCGTCCTCTCGGGCCGAACAACTTTCCAGAAATGAGGTTTGGAAAGATTGTCGCCTCGCCTCACTGATTTCTCAGCTTCGCGATGCCAGTGGGAATTGCTTCCGATTGGCCGACCATGTCTCGCCGTAGAACGACTAACCTATAGAAAAGCTTGAGTGACCTTATCGGTTGGTTTTTGGACTAGCACAGTGCTGCTCAAGCTGCGCAACTTATCTTTCGATGTTTCGTTGGCTTCGCTGTACTCCTTCTCAGAGGCTGTGTATTCGGTCTCGTACGATAAGACGACTAAATTTTGACTCGATAGTTAGAGTTAATGAACGTCAAAATAGCAAACTAAAGGACAAGTACTCACTCAAAATCGGTGATCTCCACATCTTTAGAGAAAGTGTTTTTCCACGTTATTGTGCGTTTGCCAAATGCCCCATGCAAAGTGATTGTGTTTGGTACCACTGCCACAGCATGGTCTTCGTAAACCACCACAAAAGATCGGGAAATTTTCCTTCTGTCCATTTGATCGATCAGACGCTTGCGGGACCTTTGTGCGAATCGCTCGTTCATAATTATGATAGGAACGGCGTTGTCCCTACAAACTTTCAACGCTAGAGTGCGGTTCACTGGGCCGCGATACGAAGCAATAGCATTGATGGCTGCAACATTTGTCCTCACACAATTTGCCAAAGCGTACCCGAAACAGCCACCGTTCCTTTCACGCACCGTGTACTGCCTTGGCTCCTCAGAACGCAACTCGTCCGGCAAAGATGAGAAACCTGCCCGAGCAATGGCCAGCGCTCTAGTCCACATGTCGAACACGACGACCGGGTCGCCGCCCCACACTTGGCAACGGGCCTCGCAGTATGCTTGGAGACCATGACGTGCCGCTAATGCCTCTATGCGGCAAGCATCAGCAGATATGCCGGCGTGTTGTATCTGATTGCGTTTGCGATACGCATACTTCAAAATCGTACGTAATGCTTTGTACACAACAGTCCGGTGTGGCAACACAGCTCGACTAATGAAAGTGACGCCATTTTGACGCTGAGATCTCTCTTCCACCTTCCACGTCAGACCAGCATTTGCCTTGCTCTGATCTCTGATGCCATTGCCTCTCCACTCGGGCTCTCTATCCATGGTGACATCGTCACCACTCTGACAGATACGGACATCCTTTAGTCGAGCAACGCTGATCAATGAGCTGAACGCCATTATCTTGTTGATGATCAAAGTCCAAGGGTCACCAGATGCCAAAGCCTTGCTCAAGACAAATTTGAACGGCGACCCCATCATACGCACTCTCCGTTCATCTCTAATTTCCTTTGCGAGAGCTCCTAGACCTTGCTTATCAGCTGCCATTTCAAGGAAAATAGATGCGACAATGATATGTACCGGACGGTGCGACGAGTCTTGTTTCTCGATATCTAGCTCGACGGATGACTCAAAAGTTGCTAAGTAATCCTCAACCTCTTCCTCTCGGAGCCCCACGGGCGAAAGTTTTCCCTTTTGCATCGACCGTGCCCATGCATGCGTCAATGCATCGCAAGTGTCAGCAAAAATTGCCTGTTGTAGATCACTGGCCGAAACCACGCCCTGTGCCTTGAGCTCCGACGGACCATTTTGCATCTCTGAAGGTTTCTTAGCAAACTCGGGCTTTAAGAAAGCAAAGGACAATGTTGAGGCAGCAGTCTCATAATTGGCATACGCCCCATCAATTGCTTGCTGCCTCGTTTGCCTATGAATGGCAGCGCGCCGCGAGTTGTTGATGTGAGCAAAGAAAAGCTTCTTGTCTATGACTTCTTCGAACAACCATTGTACTATGACCTCGGCATCAACGTAATCTTGTGGCCTTGTGCGTACATCAGGCACACTGCGAGTCAATGCCTGCACCTGATCTGCCCCAGGTACATCACGCGGTTGGAACGTGTAATTGTCGAAAGCATCGGAATGAGCAATCCCCTCATCCCTAAAGCTCACGCCAGACACCAGCTCAACGTTCGTGCGAATCTCCGAAGTGGAAAGTGGCTCCCCAGACGAGGTAAAGACCGTTGCTACAGTCACGGGGTCCGTGAGTGGTTGTTCAACCAGGCCTGACTCTACGACATTAGGCTCATGTATGTGTCGCCAAGTTGATTCGCTCTCAGCCCGTACCTCACAGAAGTCCCAAGAGGTACCACCCATGATGACAGTATCTGGTAAGCGCCCATTCACAGACGTGTCGTCGAACCAGCGGAAATTGGTCAGCACAGAAACACCTTCGACCACGAAGACTGTCTTCTTGCGGGCTCTCGTAAAACCA